TTCAAGTCATCAATAACTGTCATAGGGATAGACGCAACCTTATTGCCAAACAAGTTATCAGACCATCTTGCTCTCTCGTCATACAAGTTATATTCTTTTTTATTCTGCTCAACAATGTCAGAAACATCCTGACGAGTCTGAATAACGATACCGCCCTCACCATCAGCATGGACAGCACTTTGACGAAAATTGTTAGGATTTTGCATAGCCTAATTCTATCAGTTTGAGTAGAAAAGAAAATGCCCCAGAGTTTGAAGTCTGAGGCATTTTAGTAGTTACCTTAGATTAAGGTGTAATGTCAGCAATGATGCCGTGTGCGCCTTGGTTTTTAACTTCCAAGGTGTACTCAGCCAGCAATTGTGTGCTTTCGTTGTCACCAGTTACAGCCAACTCGTTGGTCTGGAAAGGGCGCAAGTAAGCGATAGCAGCCATGTCAGGGTCAATCACATACGCAACTTCATCGCAAGTATTGGTAGAAGTCATAAAGCGGTTGGGAACAACGTTCACAGTTCCGAAGTCGCTCATGTAAACATCGGCCGCGGCCACGATTGTGGTAGGGCTGTTCGATGGGGCCATGAAACGCTGAGCAGCGATACCAGCGAAAGCAGATACCAATTGCTTGTGTGCAGGGTTGACCATCAGCACTTTAGGATTGCCACCAGAAGCGTAAACTTCACGGATAACAGTCTTCAAGATTGTTTCGTCAAAAGTGCGGTTTGTGCCGTTTGTACGAGCAGTTGTACCCAAGTCACCAGCGACACCAGAAGTACCGCCATCATAGTTAGAGTTCAACCATGCTTGCAGACCACCCAATTTACGAGCAGTAGAAGAATTGCCGTTAGCAGCAGTTTGGTTGCTCAACAGGGTTGTCTCCATGTCCCTCTTAATTTCCGAACTTGCTTTGGCCAATTGGTAGGCTTTTTCGGATTTTCGGCCTGCTTTATCAACAGACTGCAAAGTGCCAGAAATCTTGATAGTCTTCTGAGCAATCTGAGTGCGGTTGCCTACACGAGTAGTAGGAGACATAGTAGCGTCAGATGCTGTTGCACCCTCAACTGTGAAGTTATCCAAAGTTGCAGCAGCCAAGCTGTCTGTTTGCCACTCATGTAGAACAGCAGTAGCTTTAGTCTTGATGGAAGACATAAATGGAACATCTGTTGGTGAAATCGAGTAGATAACATCCGAAAGGTCTTCTCTCATACCGATTGCGGTATATGTTTGATAGGTAGCCATAATTTAATACTCCAAAATTTAAAAGAATCGTTCAAATGCTTTGGCAGCGTCTGAGACTTTTCCTGTCTCACGCAACCTCTGCATAACCTGTTTATCTTGTGAAGACCTAGCTTGAGGCGCAGAAGTACCAGAACGCATCATCTTAGGGGCAGCCACGAGTTTTTTATTCAACTCTGGTTTGCTCTTTTGAAGTTGCTCATACTTCATTGCCTTATACAAGGTATGCACAGCACGACTGTCATACACGGAACTAAGTTCTTGGTCAGACCAGCCTACAGACTTCGCATAGTCACGGATTTGTTTCCGTACCGCATCACCCTGTGGTGTCGCTAACTCAGGAATCAGACTAACTAGCTTCTCAGATTCTTGACGGAGATGGTTTTGCAGTTGGGACTGTTGCTCTGCTTGTTGCTGTTGGGCAATGCGTTGCTGTTCATTCCTGACTACTGCTAACTGCTTCTCACGTTGGCTCTGTTCAGCTACCGCTACCGCATAACCGATAGGGTCTGTTTCCTTTAAAACTTCTAAGTCCACACCCTGATTTTGCTGCGTAAGGAAGCTATCCAACGCTTGCAACTTCTGGGCGTATGCCTGTCGCTCTTGTTTCACATACTCTAAGTGATTACGTTCAGCTTCAATTGCCTTACGTTGTTCAGCTAGAGCCTGAGACTTTTTAGTGTAGTCCGTACCTTGTTGATAACCCTTGATAAGTTCGTCTAGTTCTACTTCGACTTCCTCACCAGATGCTTTGACTTTATATCTCTGCTTGGGTTGTTCATCTTCTTCAGAATACTCAACTTCATCAGTCTCTTGAACTTCCTCTGTTTGGCCCTCGGCTTGGCTGTTGTCAGCTTCCTCAGAATCACCCATCAGACTTTCAAACGCTGAAGCGGCTTGGTTTACATCTAGGCTTTCACTCCCATTAGGGTTGGTGTTTTCCATTTGTCATCTCAATAATCGCCAGAAACCTTCTGGACGGAGGGTAGCTTTTAGGCTACAGAATTTTCCACTTCTTCTCTTTAATCACAGTTTCCGAGGCCAAGCCTTCTAGGTGTCCTGTAATCAACTCAATAGTCTTTATGTGCCTGTAAGCGTCTTCACGCCTATCAGATTCTTCTGCACTTGTGTTAATTATCACACTAATCTGCTGTTTTTTCAAGTTATCTATGACTTCTTTGAAAAAGTCATCATTTAACAGGTTTTTAGCCCATTGTGCTAACAGGTGCTTGTCCATATTGGTTTTGTATTCCAGAAATAATGTCGTTAATACTTAGACTGCTTGCAGGAGGCATACCTTGCCTACTACCCAAGATTCCCATCAAATCGTTGTAACTCAGGCTTGAAGGCTGTGAGTATTTGACAGGTGCTGGTACTTTGCCATAGTTAGGGTTTAGGAACTTCTCCCATTGAGTACCAATTAACAGGTTTCTATCTCCAAAGTTAATCGGAGGCAAAGGTGTAAATGGCGCAACTCCAGTTGGAGGAGGAGTTCTCCAGCCCTCTGGAATAGGAACAATTGGGAATTGAGTACCAGTTCCAGTATTAGACAAAGCATTACCTGCACCAAGCAAACCAGCAGCAGTTAAAGCCAATTGAGCCACTTTTATTGGGTCAGTTTCTTTTTGTGTAGTTGTTGTTGTAGTAGCTGGTGTTGATACTAATGTTGCTGGCAATGTTGCCAAAGTATCACCGATTGTTGTTGGTCTTTGAGCAGTAACTGTTGTAGTCGGTATAGTTGTAGCTGGTGTAGTCGCAATAATTGCGTTAACAACATCTTGTGTACTTACTGACTTTGGTGCAGTAATTGTTTGAGTTGGCAAAGCTGATGTAGTTGTGCCAGTAGTCAAAGCTGGCAATGTAGCTGTAATAGCGTTAACAATCTCTTGTGAAGTAGCTGGTCTATCTCCAGTAACTGTGACATTAGCTAAGTTAGCAGGAGTTCCCAAATTACTAGCAAGCTGACTAGAAACTAAGTCTAATGTTGCTTGGTCAACTTGTGTTCTTGGTGCGGTAATTGTTGTAGTTGGTAATGTAGAACCAATAGTGCTTAGAACATTGTTTAAAGACACATTAGATGGCGCAGTAATATTAATAGCACCACCATCTGTAACTGGTGTAGATACCGCTACTGGTTGTGTTACAGCTTCTGTTACTGCTTGCGTTGCATCATAAACACTTGCAGGATTTGCCAAGAAACTCTTAATTTGAGCATCTGACATTCCTGTACGAGCAAGGTCATTTCTAAAGTTAATGTCAAGAGCATCGTTAATCTGGTCTGGTGTCATGTTGGTAAAGTCAACAGGGACATCTAGATATTTCAAGTAGTTGTTTAATTCACTACCTAAAAATGCACCACCACCACCAAGCAAAGCAGCACGAGCAATATCCTCTGCACTACCACCTGTTACTGCTTGCGTACCAGCACCAATAGTTGCGCCTGTAGCACCAGCCAAAGCAGAACCAGTTAAGCCTGTTGCACCAGCCAATAAATTGGTAATAAATGGCAAACCAACAGTAGATGCAGCCAAACCAATAACAGGTGCAGCAGCAGCCAATAATCCTTGGTCACCACCACCTGCAAAAGTACCACTATCAATTACTTCGCCAGTTTTAGGATTAAATGTTTCCCAATTAGCTGTATTGTTTGGGTCAACTCTAGTTTCATAAACTACTTGAGGAACACCTGCAATCTGTGCCTCAATGTCATCGCCTTCAATAACAGTACCACGAGCAGTAGGAATTACTCTAGCCAATGACTGAGCAACTACAGGATTAGCAGCAGCCTGTGTAATAACTGGAGGAGTTGTAGCAACTACGTTAGATGTTTGTACTTGTTTAATTGCATCTGGTGTGCTAGATGGAACTTCATTCTTAAACTGAGACATAGCATCAATAACCGATTGATTATAGATTGCTGTGCCTTCTGCATTAGTGTGTAAAGCATCCACTAACAACTTCTTGTTTTGCAGAATCTCACCCTGAGTACCTACCAAAGCAACATTCTTGTTTTCTTTAGCAATCTCGTTAAACAATGGGTCAACTTTAGGGTCAAAGTTGTTTGTAACTACATCGTTGATAGACGCAGCATAAGGAGAACCAGTAAGGACAACATTAACACCTTGGTCAGCCAAAGTCTTAACAATCTGGTTTATGTTGTCTTTGATAGTTCCTTTATCTACACCTTGCAGAAAATCAACTCCACCTGTTTGCAAGAATACAGTAGCGTTAGGGTCAAACTGACCACCACCTTCTAGGTAAGTATTTAGCTGATTAAGAGTGTCAGAAGTTGTAGCACCACCTACCGCATAGTTAGATGTTTGTTGACCTGTAGCCTCTGTTAGTTCAGCAGCAAGTGTAGGATTTAAACTGTTCCAACTAGCACCAGACAGAATGTTTCCACTCAGCAAGCCACCAGAAGCACCACCAGTTGCATTGGCTACGTCTTCACCAGAGATTCCATACTGACGCATTTGCGCTTGAGTCGTAGCAGCGTCTGGGCTTGTAGCCAAGAAATCACGGATGGTTGCGTACAAGTCTTCAGCAGAACCGCCTGTGTTTAACCTGTAGCGCATTGCATCAGATACAGCCATGATTAACCCCTAATCTCTACGTTAGATGTAATGCCAGCACCAATCTTCATTGCTTTCAATTGGGCTTCTGCTTCAAACTCTTGTTGCTTCATGGCAAAGTAAGCCTGTTGTTTCTCACGCTCTAATTGCAACTTAGCAGCCTCTTTCTCACGCATCATCTGCATTTCAAGAACAGCCTTTTGTTGAGCCATCTCCATATCAATCTGTTGTTGCTGTTGCTTCAACTGAATGTCAGCTTGTGCTTTGGCTTGGTTAGCTTGTATCTCAGCCTGAGTCCTAGCCATGATTGCTTGAACTTCTGGAGGCATCTGCTGCTCTTGTGGAGGAGGATTAGAAAGCATCTGGTCTTGCTCTGGCGTAATGGCTTTGTAGAACTCAGCACTATCTTTAAAGCCAGCAATCTCAACCATGCGCCCTAATGTTCCACGATACTGAGCAGGGGAAACGTAAGGATTGGCAGGGCCGTACTGAGCAATCAACTGCTCTTGTTTAGCAAGAACCATCGACAACATAGCCATTTGTTCTTGACGATTCCCTGCGCCTAAACCTACGTTGATAGAAACATCGTATTGGTTAGCCCATGTTCTAGGGTCAAACTCTACGAATTCACCACGCATACGCACTACACGAGCCTTGTCTTGGTACTTACAGAGAAGGTGCAAGATGCCTTGGAACAAAGACTTAACGCCTGTCTCAGCAAAGATTCGAGCCATCAATTCAATCTTACCTGCGCCAGCTTGTTGCATGGAGGCAACCGCAGCAGCAGTCACGTTCTGCAAGATAGCAGGGTCTAAACCTTGTGAAGCATCAGATACGCCAGTACGCTTAGACTGTACTGTGTCCAGATATTGAAGCATTGGGAAAGCCTGATTAGCCACGTTCTGAACAACTAACTGTTGAACAGCACCTTGTGACTTGGCACGAATAACACCACCTGCTGTAGAAGTCAGCAAGTCATCAAGGTTTACTTGACCTTCAACCGCAACAACTCGTGCATTGTTTGTCAGATATAAGTTATCCAACATCTGACGAGTAATAGTAGTCTTGATTAACTGTAGGTCAACTGTTCTGTCAGCTAACGAGTTACCAAAGAACTTGTGCGGAATTGGGATAGGACAGATTGAGTGGAAAGGAACATAGTCCACTTCCTCAACCATCTCCTTACCATCCTCATCTTGCAGAATCTCATTAGAAGCGTAAAAGACTTGAGTCAGGGCAGCAATGCCCTTTCCATTCATATCAGTTTTGACATAACACTCAAAGACCTCAATCTCTTGCATTGATGGGTCATCAGTCTGTGTTTGGTAAGGTTGCTCACCTGCTGCATAACGAGCCACACGCTCTGGTGTGTATGCCAAAGCATCACCCATCTGCAAGCCTTCGATTTGCTTCTTGTTAAAACCCATAGCAACCAAGTCACTACGAGTCAACATCTGACGATGGGCTACGAATGGTGAGTCAGCAATAGTTCTAGCCTTTTTGCTAATCAAGAACTCCTCTGGAGGTACGTTCTCAATCGTAACCTTGCCTGACTTTTTCTTTTGTTGGACAACTACGTTATGAGTAGAAGCCATCACAGGCATACCCATAGGGTCAATTACTGGTTGTCCCATTGGGTCAATAATTGGAAACTCTGTCGTATCTTGCTCGACAATCTCCATAGTCTCATCGCTCATCAGCATTGCTAACTCATCGTTTGACAAGTCAAAGTAACGCTCTTTGGTAATGTCTTCTTTGTCTTCCCAATACGCTTTGACGATGCCGTTCTTCTGCATCAAGGCATCTTTAAACCAATCATGCAGAATGGCTACACCAGCGTTATCCCTGTTGAACACCCAATTACAGTAGTCTGTGGCCTGTTTTGCAGACGCTTCATCTTTCGGGCCTTGTGGCTCAAAGACTACGATATTGTCTGAGCCTGTAAAGATACGAACTAAGCTAGGTAGCGCACCATCTATCGCTTCTGCCACTTCTCCAGTAACGATTTGAGACTTACCCTCAACTTCATTACCATATGGCTGTCGTAGATAAGCCTCCAGAGCCTGT